CACGAGTGCTTCTTTCTGAGACTAACTTGCCTTTTGAGTTGCGCTTGAACGAACGGTTAGCACCGGCTACTTCTACTTTAGTATTGCCTGGGTTCTTTCCACCCTTAGATATAGCCTTCTTGTGTGCTACGTCTTTACCGTCGCCCTTACTGACTTTGCCTTCTTTTGCAGCTTTGCGTCGAGCAGCATTACGTTTTGCACGATTCTTCTTTTGCTCTTCTGTACCCTGATACTTAGCGTACTCAGCTTTGTAATCTCGTTTCTTTGTAGCCATAATTATTTCCTATTGTGTTCACATTTAGTTACCGGACAGTACGCACACAGTGGACCGTCGATAGCGTTCCACACTTCGTTCTCTTCTGCCGAGTCTAGTCTTTCTAGTTCGTCATCAAACACAGTGAGGTATGACTTACGCATGTCTGACGTGTGTTTCTTTTGCACAAATTCGTTACTCACTACATATGCTAAAGCAGACTTAATACTTTTAATTTCTGGGTAGTGCGTGAACGTAGCTCCTGCTAGTAAATCTAACTGTTTGGTGTCCGCATACTTAGCACTTTTGCCTGTCTTGTAATCAACTAGATAAGCTTTATCGTCATCGACTATGAGTAAGTCTGCTATACCTCTCCACCATACGTTGTCAGCAAAGAAAGTCGTAGGTACGTATTCGCCATCTTCTTTTGCTAAGGCCATACGTATCTCACAATGTTTCTCACCTTGTATATTGTTTAGCGAGTCCAAAGTCTTTTTAATAAACTTAAACTTAGTAGGTATAGGTGTGCCTTTTTTGACGTAATGTTCCGCCGCTCTATGCACCTCGTTACCGTAGTACATAGCAGAACTACTTACGTCCTTCACATCTTTAGCTACCTTCAAGTGATAATACTTTTTAGGGCATTGCTTGAACGTGTTTATGCTACTGTAACTCCAAGCCGTCATAGAAGTCCTTTTTTAACTAACAACAGGCGATTAACTTCATGCGCTTTCGCAATCTCTTTTTTATTCTGTCCGGTATACGGTACAGCTAGTTGGTTAGCCACAAGCTCTGCACACAACCACTTGTTACCTACCTGAAAGTCACCTAAGTATCTTCCAAATTTGCCCTTCTCTTTTGTTCGGAGTTTATATACTCCTCCCACTTTAAGTTTTTCCTGTACGAATTTTTTGGCAAGGAGGCCATGTGCTTTGCCTTCCACGTTTCTATTGCGAGACTCTGGAGCATCGACCCCATGCAGACGGATGCGACCAGCACTACCGCGTATAACAACATTCCAGCCCAAATCAACATCGACATCTACGGTATCTCCATCCACAATTTTCACGATAGTTGCGTAATATTCAAACTGCATTTTGCTTCTCCTCCACGTAGTCCTCTAACTTTTCTACTACTTCAGTAAGCCTTTGTATAAGTTGCATAACTTCTTCTACATCTTCTTCGTCTAACTCTATAGTCAATTTCATTTGTTCTCTTTTATGCCATGGATTTCTATAATGAGTTCTGCACAATGTATGATCTTTTGTAGATCAGTTAGACCGCCTTTCTTTTTCCACCGCGAAACATACTTAACGATGTTGCCCTCAAGCAAGGACAGGCCATTCTTCTCAGCATACTCTGCCGGTTGGATAGCCATATCCTTGTAATGGTTACCGCCAGTTTGTTTATCAAGTGCGTTTTTCATTAGCGTCATTAGTGTAATGCTCCAGTAGTTTCTTCAACTGCACCTTCTTCATCCACATAGATGTAGTCGGTGTCATCAGGCCAACTAGCAAGAAGTCCTTCCCAAATCTTCTCAGCTTGTCGTAAGTCTTTTATATCCTGCTTAAGTATGAACAGCTCTCTCTTGAGCCTTGCTTTGGTTAGTCTTTTCATAACTCCCCCCTTAGAATTTGGTGCGTACTTCCCCTCTTGGGGTAGGAAGTACGACTAACCGTAGCGTGGCTTACCCGATATACACACTGGACTGGAGAACGACGTAGCAGAGGATTGATAACCCCACTATGTAATTTTTAGGTTCCTGCTGTATATTGAGGGTGTTACCGGCTAATGATGACCAACCCACCGCCCTCTGGGGTTTTACAGGGGAGAAACTCATCAAAACCCCCTGTAGTTCTTAGCACGTACCATAAGACTCTCCCCACCCACCTTCACAATCTAAAGGTAAATCTGAAGCCCATTTAGGACGCACTTTCATACTTTTTTCAACAAACTCCATTGCTTGTTCTACTTCATCTTCAGGAGCAATACAACCTATTGCATCATGTACCGTCATTACTACTTTGTACTTCTGTGATACACGCAACAACTGCTCACCTATAACAATTCGCGCTAGTGCTTGGCATACATTCTCTATAACTTTACCACCATAAATTCTATTAGGCAGGATGGCTCTACCCCTCCGTGTGTCGTACACGGTTTCTGTATTACCTTCCTCGTCGGTTTCATTACGTAAGTTTGGATACCTAACATACAATCCGTTTGGTAACTCAATACCTACAGACCCATTAGCCCAAACAACTCCCTCCCTACCAAAGTCAAACGTCTTATCTTCCATAATATTTTTTAGGGCTTTACCGGCAGAACGCCACAACTTAGGTATGTCAGGGTATGTTTCTCTGTATACTTTGATAATACGATCACACTCATCTTGCTCTAGTTCTACACCAAACGTTTTAAGCTGAGACTTAAACTTAGCAGCGCCCATTCCATACCCTGCACCTAGTATCGTAGTCTTACCAACGAAACGTTCTTCTTTTGTTATCTCATCTTCGGGCTTATCGTAGATAGCTGAAGCCATAATCTTATACACATCATCACCTCTATCGAACGCCTCTACTAAGTCGTCGGCCTCTGCAAGCCAAGCTAAAGTTCTAGCTTCGATCTGAGACAAGTCACAGTCTATAAACTTGTACCCTTCTGGAGCGCACATTGCTTTCTTAAGTTGTGAACCACGCGGTAAGTTCTGCATGTTAATTTTGTCATCACCACCCCAACGCCCTGTGTGTGCTGCGTAGTAACGCAAGGGTATAGGTAACGTACCCCTCCCTGCTATGTCTATAAAACGCTGTGTACGTGTCTCTTCTATAGTAGACTTAACGCCTAGTCTAGCAGCCACAAGTGCTTGCACCTTTTCATTCTCGTGTTCAAGTAGCTTTTTAAACTCCTCGTCAGTCTTAGCAAACGCATATGTTTCTTTGCCGGTAGTGGGGCTGATCTTGCGAGGGACAACAACATTAAGTTTTTCTAGTAGTTCTGCAAACTTAGCGTTACTCATTAGTTCTTTACGGTCATGCGCTATGGCTGACATAAGTCTTTCTTTAGTAGCTTTAATCTTTTTTATATGTTCAGTTAAAATCGAAGTCTCTAACGTTATGGTAGGCTCAGTGAACATACGTAGCGTTAAATCAATCAACGCCATCTCAAAGTTAGGGAAGTCCTTTTTAAGTACCTTGAATAACTTATAGGTAAGTTCCACATCTTGTATGCAATACCCTCCGTAGGCTTCAATTTCATCGGGAGTAAAATCCAAACGTTTCTTACCCACAGCACTATGCACCTCTGTGCCTTTGGCTCCGAGTCCGTAGTATTCAGCCAGCGCCGCAAGACTTCCTCCTACTTCTATAGTATGAGTAGCTCTCGATATTGCCAGGGTATCTGCAATCTTCTTAGGTCGTATGTCGAAATGCCAGTTAAGTATAGCCATATCGAACATAGCGTTGTGCGCTAGCGCAATGGAGTTTGCCCAGTCAAACTGATTTAAAAACTTAGCGATTTGTTTTTTACTGCCGGTACACCACAGTGAATCCGAAGCTGGGCTATAGCCCGAAGCTGGGCTATGATAGTAGTTGCTTGTATCTGTAGCTTTTACAGCAACACCGATAACTTCAAACCGAGAGTCTCTTACATATTCTTCGGTAGTGAGTTTGGTTAAGCTGTAATCTTTTGCGTAGTAAGTTTCAAAATCAATCGTTAGTATTTTCATTAGTAATGGAATCCAATAACTGAATGACGTGAGGTATGGTCTCCTCATTGATAACACAAGACAAACCACCTGCTTGTTTTATATCATTCAGTTCTTTAAGTTGTAACGCAGTAGCTTTGTTTTTACCGGCTTTACATTCAATACCTATAAAGCGTCCGCAATAACAAACCACGATGTCGGGTACACCACTCCTACCCATACCATAGCTAGCAGGAAAGAAGTAATAAGCACCACGTTCTTTTAACACTTTTACTATTTTATTCTTAACTTTCTTTTCGGGAGTAAGTGCCATACAGGAAGCATAGCAAGAAGGTTGGACTTTGTAAAGACAAAAAAACCCTGCGCTAAGGCAGGGTCAATTCTTCGTGTAACCTAGAATATTCTAGGTTGGAAATTCTAAATCTTCATCGTTATATTCATCAGCTATGCGTATCTGCTCTTCCATAACTGTTTCGTACCCATCCTCCTTATTCATATAACGTTTAAGGTCTGCGGTTACTCTGCATGGTACATCATTATCGTTCATTTTTTTCTCCTTTACATATTGAGTTAGTACGTTACGTATTGCTCCAGTATAGTTACCAAACTGACCTGCATTTTTAAAGTAGTCTACTACTTCAGTCGGTAACCTAATACTTAGGTGTGTTAAAGTAGGGCTTAGTTGTTTACCTCGCCGCCTAGTTGTCTCCATCATTGTTCTCCTGTTGTTTGTCTAACTCCTTTTTAACCTCTGTTATGGTTGTCTTTAGTTCAGTAATCTCCTCCTTAAAGTCTTTCAAAGATTTATCGTAGTCATTGTCAAAGTCATAATAGACTGTCGATGAAGCAGAGTTGACCGAACCGCCATCTCCTCCTTTTGCCATGACATACCAATAATCTAACTCCACCAAATAACACTCAGCGTAGCCAAGCATATCTTTTAACAATGTTGCGTCTATCGTTGTTTGTTTAGTCATCATCGTTCTCCTTGTATATCCAATAAGAATTTTCATTCTGTTTGTAACCCACCTGTTGTATAAAAGTATTATCTTCCACAGTTTTAAGCATAGCGAAGTTACCTATCAACTCGTCGGGTACACGCTCCTTTGTAGTAGCAGAAGTAATTTTACGGTGTGCATCAGATATGCCCCACTTGTCACCAACTCTGAATACGTGAATACCCCTACCTTTCTCAGCATCTTCTCGTATGGTGTGAATGTTATCAAAGTCAGCAGAACATTCTTGGTACTCTTTAAGTATCTCCAACTCTCCTACGTCAGTAAGAAACCTTGCAAATGCTTGAGAATTATTCTGTAGCATACTTGCAATCAGCCCTTTGATATGATTTTTAGGCTTGTTTAATTCTCGATCCGCTCCATACCAAGCGCTAGAAATAGAAGAAGCTAAATCATCACTTGCAAATTTTGCTTTCTCCAACACAGTTGCAGGGTAAAAGAATTTGTTAAACAGTTTTATTGCTATTGGTATTTTGCCTGTCTTCTTACCGTTACCCCTTGTTAGTACATCTCGTATCCTGTTGTTTTCAAACTTAAGTTGTCTATCGTAGTTCTCATTTATTCTACCCAAGACTTCTTCACCCACTACCACTACCACATGCTCTAAATGTGCAGACCTACCTATAAAGGTAAGGTGTGGATTTTTTGTAGCTACTTCTTGTAGAAATGCAAACATCGTCTTGTGTGTAATTTCTGTCTCCTGCTCCCTTGTTATCAAATGTTCGGGTTCGTCTTTGCGCCTTCGCTTGTTAAGGTTCGCATTGATAACATTGCGCGGTAGTCCTTTATACCCACAGTTGTCTACAGGGTTTTGCCATGCTTCTAGTTCATCCGAGAATGTACTAAGACCAGTGGCTACTATGTCGTTAAAGTCTTGCATTGTCGTTCTCCTTTACCAGTCATATGATTTGATGATTGAGTCTACTTCTTTCTTTACTGTCTCTCTTACTTGTGGATCGTCCTTGAACATATCCTTGTCTTTACCTTCCATGAGTTGCTCTAACCGTAGCCTAGCTTCTTCGATCTTGGGGTCTGCTGTTAGGTTAGTATGTTTAAGCATTCGACATAGGTGCAAAGGGTTAGACACAAAGCTATCGTGCCATCGTTTCTCTGACTCATCCTCGTCACCAGTATCGGTACACTTCTTACTGATACCTTCCAGTTCCTTGAGTAGTCGCTTCTCATTCTCCTTCACACCCTCGGCAATGCGTCTCTCAACTTCAACATCACACGAAGCTCGTACTTCTTGCATCTCCTTCTCTGGTAGGTCTATGCACAAGTGACCGCTCTCTGGTACAGGGGCTACTGTGAAGTTCCAACTAAACTTACTCAATGCTTCAGCCACACTAGGGTAGTCATACTCGTTGAACATATCTCCCCGATAAGCCTTAGCTGTCTCTCGATAACTTAGATACTTCACTCGGAACGTATCCTTCATAGCGTTGAACGTATCACGCTTGATGTTGTGTTGAGACTTGTAGTCTAGGAATAGGCTAGTAGGACAAAGCCTGTAACCTCGTTCGTCCCAGGGTAGGGTCATACTGGTATGCCATAGTCGCGTATTTGCAGCATGTTTCTGTATGTCTTTATGCCCTGTAGACCCGACCATCATGTTGTCGTACATGCGGATAGCTTTGGGGTCAGCGTTCTTGTTACGTGCGACCTCTGCTTCCAAGTCTTTGTTGCGTTTGCTTGCACCCCATACTCCAATGTTGAGGCGTACCAGTACTGCACTGTTTGCTATAATACTCATCGTCGTTCTCCGTTGGTGTAACCTAGAATGTTCTAGGTTGGTTAGTCGATCTGTATTGTTTGCCCGATAGGGGCGGTTATCTTCTCGTCGTTAGTAATTGCCCAAAGTACAGGCACTTTCCAATTACCCCACCTGTGGATCTCACCATCAGTTAGCATCACCACACAGTCAGGCTTCATGTTGTTGCTATCCAAGTAGTCAGAAACACACGTAGGGTCAGTCCCTCCGCCACCTGTTGTACGCTTGAGTTCTGGTGCTGTTGTCAGCCCATCACTGGTGTACACCTCATGGCTTTCTACTTCTCCATCCCAGTCAATCAGATGAATCTTGTCGATGTTCAGCATCTTGCCGATACTTGCCATCTCACTGGTAACTGTGGTCAGTCGATCTTGACAGTGCATAGACCCCGAAGTATCTCTGGCTAGCACGATCTCCTTGATGCTACTACCTTCTAAGCTAGGCATAATTACATCTTGGTGTAGGAATCTACGGTTAGGTCTACGCCACGTACTGCGCTCCATCTTCCGACACGTTGAGTTCATAAATATCCGTAGCTTCTGTCGCCAGTCCACCTTGGGTTGCACCAGTTCACCTAGTCCTAGCGTGTCTTGCAAACCACCTGCACCTACTTTCTTAGACGCATGGATGCCTTGACGTATCGCTTGCTTGATGTCGGTATCTAGCTTCTGTTGTTCTTCAGTAGGTATAGCGTTCGCACTCTCCCAGTCATGTTCATCAAACCCAGTACTGCCTCGGACACTCGACTCCCCCGAAGAGTCCGAACCTGAATCACTGTTTCCCAGCGCTTCTTGTTTATCTTTCTCCTGCTCCAGTAGATCGTAGAAGATTCGTTTGACTGTCCACCCATGATACTTGCGGTCATACAGCCCGACGATCTTGCCTTCCTTGTCGCGTGGCATAGCTACCAGTCTTTCTTGAGGATCAGCCGATATGATCCTGTCGTTAATCCAGTAGTCTGTAGCCATGTTGGTGACTTGTGGGTTCAGCTTAAACAATGCTTTGTAGACGAGCATATGCCTACCAGTCTTGTGTAAGTTCTCATGCACGATGATAAAACCTGCGCTCTTGTCTGGTTCTTTCCAATCAAACAGGAAGTCAGGGTTGTACCACTCGTCACGTCCGTTGGTACACGCGGTCGGCACTTCATCACCTAGCTTAGTAGTACCAAGCATCATTACTCCCCGTAACAAACCAAACTCCTTTGAGCGCATCAGTCCGATCTTGACTGCTTTAAACCGTCTCTGATTTTCCATTACAATGCCTCCTCGTCTTGTAACTCTTCGTCCCAAACGTCAGCTAATCGAACAACACAGTTGTATTGATCTTCTTGGTATCTCTTCTGCTTGTTGTAGTATTCCCACGGACGGTCAGGCAAGTGTGATAGCATTTGCATAAACACACCTGCCGCTTTCCCTGCTTCAAACGCTTCGTTTAAGGCAACGGTAAGTTTTTGTTTGTGAGTGTTCATAGCAAGTCCTCGTTGTCGATGCACCACTGCTTGAAGTCAGGGTTGTTGAAGATGAAAGACTGCTTGGCTTTGTGCTTGGCTAGACTGACACCGAAGATAACTTGCCACTCCTCCTCCATCCGACGTAGGTATTTCATAATGCCAGACAGATTGTCCTTGTCTGCATACTCCAGTAGTCCGAAGGTCAGTACTGCCCGCGCACCAGAGTCCTCTGGTATCTCCGCTTTGTCGGGAGTATTCACAATGGATTTCAATGGGGGTAGCTGTTCTTGGAACCGGATGAACGACACCAAAGATTCTGAGAACGGCGCACCTGCTGTACCAGTAAGAGCAGAAGCTAGCGCATCATCGTCAAAGTGCTCGCGTTGCATGACAATACGACTTGCAATTTCTAGGGTACGTGGTGACACCACATTCTTCTGAGGTTCTGCGGGATTGAAGTTAAACTCGTTTATCTCACCATCGAGGTAAGAGCCGAGCGCATAGCGGTATCTGTCTACCCATGCCATCACAATAGTAGAGACACCATTGTTCACTGCCCACCGTAGCCATTCATCTGCATTGGGTTTACGGACAATCAACTCGACGATGCGTTGCCTAGTATGTTGAGCTAGTCCATCGCCAACCCCATCGGTATCGAGGTTACCTGTAAGTATTACTATAGTACCTTCAGGTATCGCTAGGTCACCCAGTCTAGGTTGAAACACTTCGAGCATGGGGTGAAGCATATTCTTAACTGGCTCTGCACCCTTGGTAAACTCGTCGAGCATGATGACCACTGGTTGGTTATCAGTCAGCCCGAATCGTGCATTGGGGTAGTACCGCGTCACCTTGTTCTCATGGTCGATCACTGGCATAGCCACGTCACCGAGGTCAAGGTTGGGTACGTCCACCATAGACAGTGGATAACCTGTTGTATTTTTTATAGCAAGTGCAAGGCTTGATTTGCCGATGCCCGGTTCGCCCCTAAGCATGTATCGAACGTCGGGGTTAGCTACAATGAGCTGAGTAGCTTGCTCAAGGTTTACAGTACGCGTTTCATTAATTATCTCTGACATGTCGTTCTCCGTTTAACCTAGAATATTCTAGGTTGGTTAATGGTAAATAAAACAAATTAAAGTATATCGTAACACAATATTACGTATTAGTCAAGTAGCAGTTAAACACCTCCGGTTTGGCAGTTAGATGCAAGCGTCGCTCGTCCATCGAGACAACATCTAACTTGTTATTGTGGATCGAACGTAAGTAGTACCTATGTCCGCGTTTATCCCTTACCACTTCTCCAGTAGTAACAGGGGTCTGCGTCTTAGCTCGTAAAAGTTTCATCATCGTTCTCCAAAGTATTTTTCGTTACCGTTATTACTAATCCGATCCACCTCGACACGCTCGAATATATCCTCCACGAACGTATACTTAACAATCTCTCGGACAAAGTTTTTGATCCTTTCAGGGTCGAACCTCGGTATAGCACCTTTAGAAGTAGCCCAATAGTCTGGCTCAATGTAGCTGTACTTCAAACAACTTAGTACAAGACTAGAGTAGTCATCGTGGTCAGAGTCTTTAAGCACCTCGTAAGACCAGTGCGAAACCTTGTATCCTAAGTGCTCGCTTGCCGTATCATAACCGCCAAGTCTAAACTCATCTCGTACCGTGGTATCGCTGAGGTCATATAGCTTACTGAATGCTATACACGCAGTAATAAACTGCTTCACTGGTTGCATCTTCTCATTCATTACCTTGCGTCTAGCCCTGTAGCTGTAGTTAGGTTCAGACTTGGTAACTTCCCATTTATTTGTACCTTCGACGTGACGTAGGGTTAGCCCTGCACCGATAGCATACTCTCGACGTTCGGGTTCCAGAGCGTTGCCCTCTATTGTGAGTACAGCTCTGCGATTCTGGATATTTGCCCATATCCCAAAGTTTCTGCGCGGTAGCAGTGCATTGATAAAGTGAAGCGAACTCTGGGTACACCATTCACCTGTTGTGATAAAAATGTCACCGTTGGGGTGAAACTCAAGCAGGTCGGTGTCGTATAGCCGACACACAACTACATCTCTACGCTTGCATATCTGCATATGCTTCTTGCGTCTACCGTTAGCCCCTTCGCATATAGGTTTTAGGTCTGATCCACGTATGGGGATGACGCTGTTGTAATGCTCAAGTGCTTGCTCATAGTTAAGCAAGCTAGGCATATCTGTTACTTGGCTACAAAACATCGTCATTCTCCTTGTGGGTTGGCATGGTAGTAACACCGTCTGTTACTACTTCTGGGTTGTCTAGTAGGTAGTAGCTTTGCAGCAATTGCGGTTCTTGTGTACCTAACCACTGCTGTAGTAGTCCTATCTCGTACTTACTGATGAGCTTGCGTAGCTCAGGTGATGCGTTCTCGTACTCTAGTTTGTCAGTCATCATCGTTCTCCTTGTTTAACCTTGAGTGTCAAGGTTGGTTTACTTGCTTGAGTTTTTGTACCAATAGTCAGCCAATAAGAATTCAGTGGCGGCTTGCGATAAGTTATTCATAGCCGAGCGGTAGTGCATATTGTGTGGTTTTAGGGTATCTTCCCAGTCGTCCCACGACATTTCTTTTCGCATACACATAGCTTCGAACGCTTGCACTGTCTCAGCAATGTCATCTATGCCATCCACAGCAATAGCATCGCGGTTGTCTCTAAGAACGTCACCCCATTGGCGCAAGTTGATAGCGTCTACTCCGTCGGGTAGTTGCTGAGTCCACCAACCTGCCTGAGAAACATCTGCGTATGTCATGTAGCCTTCCGCTATTGCATATAGCAAAGCCAGTGCTATCTCTGGACGATCAGGGTCGAGCGTCATAGAAGTGCCGTAGTCTGACGGTTCATCGCTGAACCTACGTACAAAGCAATGTCCACCGTTCTCGTTGGTATGCTCTGAACGGAAGTGGTAGAAGTCTTGCTTGTTAGTAGTGACTAGGTAGTTGTGACTACCGTCGTGGCAGTGCTCATATAAGGGTTTAGTTATTTTCATCATCGTTCTCCTGATTTAATTTATGTGCTAAGTACGCACCTATAGTTAGTAGCTCGTCCTCGTTCATATCTAATACCTCAGCGATTGCATCAGATGCTACCACCAGACCTATCCTTGCTATCTCTTCAATAACCAACGAATCAATATCATTGTTAACAGCCCATTGAGTCCAAGCATCAGTTACTCGCATTTCTTTACTCATCATCGTTCTCCTGATTTAACCTAGAATATTCTAGGTCGGTTTATAAAAATGCAATTACAGTTAGCATCCACACGAACACAACAACAGCGACACCGGCAACACCTACTCCAACAGCGAACAGCGGTTTCACCCACCAAGGTGTTCGCGCCCATCGGTACATGTCATCGGGGTCGTGCGTGTTGTACTTCTTACGCATAAAGTCTTTCATCACGTAGTCCTCTTTGGGTTAGTCTGCTTGAGGGTATTTATCGGGTCAGTCACCAACTGGTACGCACCCTTGTTGTATTCCTGTGCAACGCACCAACCGAGTCGTGCTTCGGTCGCTTCCTGCTCACCACACACAAGACAGGTATCGAGTCCCATCTTCTTGCGTGGCTCTGCATAAGGTTTACCGCAAGTAATACATATAGCCATAGTCGTCCTCCATGTAACCTAGAATATTATAGGTTGATACACAATCTAGGCGAATTCCCAGTTTGTAAGTATATTGTAACACATTATTATATAAATGTCAAGTAGGCGTAAGAGTGGATTTTGAGTAATATTATAAAAATGGGTGGTAATATTATAATATTGTAAACGAAACGTAATAATAGATTTGGGTTCGAGATGCAATAAAATCAGGGTGTGTAGAAGTTTTATTGTTGTATTATTATATTATTATGAAAATAGAGAGAGAGTGAACACCATTTGCAAAAATAACCTGACGTGTATATACACTTAGCTAGAAGCTCGTTAACACATGTTGTGTGTGTACTTTTTATGCCATATTTACGTAATAATACGAATAACCTTTAGTTATCAATAGCTTAGAGCGTAATATTAGATGTAACAAAGGAACAGAAACGTAATATTGAGAGACAAACTTCAATGATATCAATAGTTTAAGTTAAAACTAAAACGTAATAATACATTGACCGTCGCTGTGTGTTAGACCGTAGCTAGGCTATAGCTAGCTACTATCATAGTAGTACTATCATACTACTATCATGGCTGAGGATCAGACATAAAAAAGCCCCGATGTTTAGTCGGGGCTTAGTTAACTTATTATAAGTTACTCGATCTCTAGTCCTAGCACTTCGCAAGCCTCTTGCGCTAGCTCAAGTAGTACTAAGTTATTCATCTCAGTAGCTTGGCGGTGTAGCCCTCGAGCGTGTTCGCAAGCTTTCTGTTCGGCACTTTTTCCGGCACTTTCTTTTTGCTCAGGTTCAACAAAGTGCTTCGATAAAGTTTTAACATACTGCCATCTTTGATCGAAGTTTTTTAGTCCGGCATCTTCCCAGTGCTGTTTGTATTCGGCGCGAGTATCCTTCACCATCTTGAACTCTACCTTAGACATTCCGCAAGATTCGGCGGACTTGTTACCCGCGAACGCGGTCCAGTTAGCGACCTTGAAAAAACTGTCAAATGTTTCAGCGACAGTCGAGCCAGTCTTACCCGTTTGGACAAATGCTTTCACGTCCGCTGTAATTGCTTTGATTAGTATGCTCGCGTTATCTAGTACTGCTTTAGCTGTAGTTACTTTAGTCATCATTAGCTCCTTAAGGAATCGGGTTAGTTGGTTTGTGTGTTCCGATTCAGTAAGTATATGATCTCACACTTGTTTGACATTGTCAAGCTAGAATATTCTAGGTTGATTTGACCCCACCCCTCCCCCACCCCCCGCGATACCAGGCAGGTACCATACC